ATCTAATTGGCTTGATTCAATTGATGCAGTCATAGCACTACCATCATCATCATTACCGTTTTCATGGTTAAATAAATAACTTGATCCAGCACCTATTGGATACTGTCTAATACCTCTATCATGCCAAGCTGTTCTTGATAATGTCCCATAGTACCATGATTTATTAGCATAATTAAAAACAACATATTTGTTGTTTTCTTCACTATCGGCAGATGGGTAAAACCACCAAACCTCACTCCACTGAGAATTTACACCTGATACCACTTTGTCTTTTTGCGTTTCGTTAAAATCTAAGAAGACTTTATCACGAACAGTACATGGTATTTGTTGAGCTACCCCACCAGTATAAGCATAGAAATTTTCTTTACCCATCCACAAAACACTTTCATCAACGGCTACTGCTGCTTTTGAACTAATTATAGTAATATTTTTTGAAAGCTCTTGCAGACCAAATGTAAAAGGAGGACCTATAAATCTCATAGAAAATAAACTTCTATCTGTAAATATAAGTATCTGTTGCTTAGTCTCCACTGCTTGAACAAAGCTAGATCCACTACTTAATCTTAAATCTCCAGCAGTATTTGTTGCGGTGGGCGTAAAATCAGTTAAAGATTCTTGAGAACCAAAACGTATTAACAATGGATCTTGGACCGTGGTTCCAATAGTATTAGCACCAAAAGCAATAAAATGCCGATCAATGTCAGAGACCATTACTTGTTTAGCAATCGTTGGAGAGTCAGAAGCTCCTGCTAAAGAAGAGAGAGCTACGGCTCTTGAACTAGTGCCGTTGGTTTTATCCCAATAAAAGATACCACCATCTCTTGGATTAATAATTAAATCTTCACCAAAATTATCATGCGACCAAACACGAACAGTTGCTGTTGTTCCAGAGGCGGCGGCTTCTCCCCAACCAAAAGTTGACAGATCTGCGTTGACTCCACTGTAGCCACCTGCTCCCCAACCATTTCCACCTACTGCTGTATCTAAACCAACATTAACTTGATAAGAAGCATCTCCACCAGATCCACCATTTCCAGTATCAGAACTATTAGCTGTTACAGTATTACCACTAGTATCTTTGGCTACTATGACATAACTATTGGCATTAGTTATTGACTCTATTTGATATTCTTGATTTAGAACTTCTGCTGTTATTAAGCCACCTAAACTAACAGCTCCTGCTAAAGTAACAAAGTCATTTACAACTGCACCATGAGAACTATCTGTAACAGTCACACTAGAAGAACCATCTGTAGCAGAGAAAGTAACAGAATTTGTAGATGTTTTACGAACTGGTGTTATATCTGAAAAAGCACCACCTTCTTCTATGTAATACTTCAACTGTGTTCCAACACCCATATAATTAGAACCATCTATTGCAACCCAATTATGTAAGGCTCTTGCTGTTCCTAGATAAGTATTGCTAGATTGTTTTACCCATCCACCTATTTTTTCTGGAAAGGGAGTATAAAATCTTACCTTTTCACAATCAAAAAAGCCACCTTCATTAGAGTAAGATGTTATCTCTCTGTTGATTCCTGGTCTGAATTTTAAAGATTGTATAGGCATAGCCAATAATACCATTCATGATGGTTTATGTAAAGTTACGTTGACATTGAAGGATATAGAAACTCTAGGACTATCTGAAATATTAGGATGAGCCATATGTTGTAAAAAAGATGGGAAAAGTAAAAGATCTCCCTCTTTTGGTAAAACTCTGTATTCATCTCTATTTTGTTGATCACCCTCAATAGAATTCATATTTGCCTGTGGTCGTGGGTCAAAAAAAGATATATGTGAAGGAGCTAAATCTTTTCTATGAGTTACATATTTTTGTTGATTTGGCATACTCACATAATAAACTCCAGATAGCCAACTATGTGGATGATTATGAGGTACATGATAATCACCTTTTAAATTCATATTAGACCAACCAAACAAATTATAATCTAGATTATAATTAATACCTATATATCTTATGTAATTTGAAACATGTATGTTAATTACTTTAATAAGCCACTGCACTGCATTGTGCTTTACAGTAAAAAAATTATTATTTCTATATTCTTCCGTCAAATTTGGTATGTTTTTATTCATTTCAAGTATCAGATCTTTTAAATCAGTGTTTACTAACTTAGTTTCTAATATTTCTTCATGCATAAAAACAGTTGGAAAGAGTGAATTAAAACTCATTGTTATAGAGAATTGATGTTATTTAAAAATTCTGCATTATGACTTAGAGTAGGTATTGGTTTAATCATTTCACATCCATACTCTCGAGTAATGCCTCCACCAAAATAGTTAATATTTATAGTTACTCTATATAATGCATTAGTTGGTGAAGAACTAAAGTGTGAAGTAGATGGATCAAAAAGCAGTAATCTATTTTCTTTAGATTCTATTTCAACTCCATCAAACATTGTAGTAGGTGCATCACAATTTGTTAGAAAGAATAAAGCACCTTGATGTACAAAAGAATTATCTATATGGGGAGCATGATAATTAACTTGAGATGTGTCACTAGTTATATACAAGTTTGCTTTCACTCTTATTGTAGCTTGAATATGTAACTTTTCTAAAATAGTTTGAAAGGGTCTTCTGTCTATAGAAGGTGCCCAGCCTTCGTCATTACAATTAAAATAAACCATTGTACCAAAGTACATATCTTCGTTCTTAGTATCACCATCATTTATTCTACCACTAAGATTCCAAGGAAAATTTCCATTTGGACCCAAAAATGACTTTAATAAACCAAACTCATGGGCTGGTAAAAAATCATCATAAACAATATAATACGACATAAGTGCTCCTATTTAAAAGTTGGACCATTAACCCAACAAACTAAACTATATCTAATTCCCTTTGTGACAGGTTTAACACCATGTTGTAGATAAGAAGGAAAGAAAATTACCGTTCCTTGCTGTCTAGAATCCTCAACATTAAATTTTTCTTTGTCATCTGGAAATTCAAACTCTCCACCCTCATAATACTCTGGTGGTGTTAACTGTATAGACAATGATAATTTACGGACATTCGCTCCTGGGTTTAAACCATCATAAAAACCGTCTATATGAGGACTGTAAAATCCTTCATTGTTTGCACAATACTTAGTTATTTGAAAAGGTTCTGGTTCTACTAAATCAAAACCATAAAATTCTCGATTTACTTTTTCTATTAGTTGTGCGATAGGAATAAAGACATCAAGATGTTTCAAAGACCCAGTTAGCCAACTAGTTTCGCTTCTTCTTATAGTTGCATTGCTATGTCCTGCATGTTGATTTTCTATAGGCCCACCTATTTGAGCAGGTACAAAATTATTCTCTGCCATTTTTATTATATGATTACATAAATTTGAATCAATAGCATCTTTAGCTACTATTATATTTCTTTTCACTATTTATCCTTGTGTCTTGTTTGGTTCTACTGCGGTACGATATAAATATTCTCTTTGATCATATTTATATTTACGGTTTTCTTCTTTTTGTTCTATGTAATGTAAAAAAACATGATTAGAAAAATCATAAGGATAAGGCTCTCTCCAATGTTCTTGTTCACAACCTTTATAAACTACTCCTTGTCCTGCTCTTAATGTTATTGCAATATTATCTACAAAAATAGGATAAGGGTATTCTGGGTTTGATGAATTTAAGTATATTGTAGTACTGTACTCACAAGCAGGTCTATCGGTATGTTTTGGCAATAAAGAATCTTTTATGTATGACCTAAAGAAAGAATAAGTGGGCCAAAGTTTTTTGCCAACTAAATCTTCCATTTTCGGTAATAAATGTAATAAAAGACTTTCAAAAACTAAATCACCATAAAATGACTTACATGGCATACCCTTTAAGTGCTGCTCAATAGGTAAGTAATCTTTTAAACTATTTGCATGTGTAGTTAGATAATTTAATAAATCATCTGGTATAGCAAAAACACTGTTTTTCATATTTTGTTTTACTCATTAAATGCTAAATTTTTCATAACTTTAGCATGTGAGTTTTAAGCAATCAAGTTAAATTATGACCAAGGAAAGTCTGACTGTTCTGTTAGTCCCATTACCGAATCTTGATACGCTACTATTTGTGCCATTCGTCCTTTAATGTCTGTAAGATCCGAACTCAATCTGGTTTCAACAAAATCAATAACATTTGTTTTTGTTAAATCAGCATATGGTATAAAAGTAGACCAATCTGTAGGATTTCTTAAATTTAAATCAAAACCATGCTCTGTATCTTCACCAGTAGCATCACTAGTACAAGTAATAATACCAAGCACTCTACCAACAACATTACTATACGTTGTACCACTTTCTGTTACGTTTTTAGTAAAGACGGCAGAAATCGCCCAAGTATAACTATTTGACATTTTTTTTCTCCTATGATGTTGGTGCCGAACCAGCTATTGTTCCGTTATTTGTTAATGATATAGTAACTGGACTTGCTCTTTCCCAAGCACCTCCAGCCGCTCCTCCTGAACCAGCCGCTCCACCAGAAGAACCAGCAGCAGTAGAATTAGTTCCTGCACCTCCTGCATTTCCATTATTTCCTGCCGTTCCATAATCACCACCTGTTCCACCGTTTCCTCCAGCCCCACCGTTTCCAGCTTGACCAGTTGATCCCGAAGAACCACTACCTCCAGAGTCTCCACCCGGTGTATTTTGAAAACCTCTACCTAAACCACCAGCAGCTCCAGCTCCACCAGCATGTCCAGTGACCTGTGTTTGTTGTTGTTGTGGTACTTGTCCAGGATATCTACGATAAATTGAAAAGTTGTTTGGTCCTCCCGGTCCTTTATAATATGTGTATTGCCCAACAGTAACAGATGTTGTGCCTTGTGGTAAATTAGTAGGAGCACCAGAACTAGCATTATAAGGAAAACTGGTTGCCCCCCAAGCTACAGCCGTTCCGTCTGATCTAGGACCCCAGTAATACTGAGGACCTGCACTTGTATTAAAAATTGGACCTTGTTGTAAAGTTCCGGGTGTTGTTGTTTGTTGTTGTTGTTGTAAAGCACCACCTCTACCACCGCCTCCACCGCCTCCACCGCCTCCTCCTCCACCGAGGATAGAGCCGTTGTTGATAAGAGTTGCGTTTACACTAAACTTCATAGCGTTACCACCCGCAGACCCAGCAGATGCAGCACCTCCAGCTCCACTAGATCCAGCGGCACCCGCAGACCCAGCAGCACCTCCAGCTCCAATTATTGTACCATTGTTCGTGATCGTAATAGTACCAGAAGCAGGAGCATCTAGCTCTAGACCATACTCTGCTGTATTAGCTGAGCCAAGTGTAATAGGAGCGGGTATAATTATATTTTTAGGGTAGTCTACAGTATAGTCATCACCAAAAATAGCAGAGGCATTTTGATCAGTAGCATCTGAAGAATAAGTAAAAGTAAAACCTTTAGCTTGATCATAATAGTCACTAGCATCTAATGCCCCACTTGTTGGAACATCTGCCGCAAGGTTTGTTGAGGTATTATTAGGAGCCTTTGCTTTAATATTAGAACCACCTCTATATAATGCCCCTAATGGTACAGCACTAGAGCCACCTATAAATTCAGTTCTCAATGCAGAAAAAGATAAAGACTGTCCAGAACTTGGAATAGCCATATATTAAGCTCCATTATTAATTTGTTGTTTTAAAGTCTGTACTTCAATATTTAATTGTTTTACTGCCTCGATTAATACTGCTGTTAGTTTACCATAGTCAACTGATTTTGTTTCCATATCATCATCCGCCGTAAGAACAACTTCTGGTAAAATAGCTTCCATATCTTGTGCTAAAACACCAACTTGTTCTCTAGGATTTTCTACATCATTTCTTTTGTAATAAACACCTTGCATCTGCATAACTTTTTCTAAACCATTTTCTATTGGTTCAATGTCAGTTTTTAATCTTTTGTCAGAAAAAGCAGTAACATCATTGTTAAATGTTGCGGCTCCAGCAGCAGACATATCTATTGTTAATGCTGTTATCTCACTTGTTGAGTCTTGCCCTTTGATAATAAAGTCTTTGTCATCAACATCTGTAGCTATTACAAAATCACTTGAAGAATTTATAAATTTTGCAATGGTTGTACCACCATCTTTAAAGATGACATCAGCACCGTCTGCATCAAGTATAATATCTCCAGCAGAATCAAATGTCATATCACCAGAGTTTGTCTTCACTGTACTAACATTTACAGAACCACCAGATAAATCTAAATCTACAAAAGCATCAACAACTGCCGCTCCAGATCCTGCTCCATCTAAATATACTGCTTTAGCATCCCCAGGACCAATAGTGATACTGGCTCCACTACCTTGACTAATTACAATATTTTGTGCTCCACTCGTTGCATTTTCAATAATGTGAAATCGTTTAAGTGTGTTTGGACCGATAGTTATTGTACACGAAGAATCAAGTGTTCCCGTATATTTAAGAAACATTGCTCTACCTGCATCCGTTGAACCATCTGCTACAGTTGTAGTATGTGTGTCTGCATTTGTAGTGATGGCTTCAGTTCCAAAGCCTAATGCTTCACCAATAAGTTCAAGGTTGGTGTTTGTCGATGTACCCCATGTACCCGATTCATCACCAGTACCTATCTCTTTTAATCTAAGATTATTAACATATGTCGCCATTATGCTGCCCTTTCAATCCAATTAGCCTCTTGAGTGGGTTCAATTAAGCTATAAACTTGTTCTTCACCAGTAGCACTAGTAGCACTAACTCCCGTTAAAGATAACACAGAACCTGCTGTTATTGCAATAGCTCCTGCTGAAATTGATAAGCCAGCCAATGTAACTGCTACACCCGCTCCAGCTGTGACTGTCTCTGAACCTAATGCCGTTGTTCCAACAACATTTGTTGTTGGTGCACCAGTAGAAGTAAGTATAGAATAAACAGTAGGAGTATTAGCTTGACCACCCATTGCACTATGAACACTACAATAATAGTAGAGAGTTGGTGCTTTAGTGGCTACCGTTATCTGTGTATATGCTCCAGAAGAACCTGGAGTTCCACTAGTGGTTACTCCAGTTGTGTATTCTGAACCACTGTTATGTGTACCATTCGAAGTTGTACTAAATCTTAATGGATGACCACTGTTACTACTATCGCTTTGATCAAAGTAATATGTATTTCCCTCAAATAATTCTATAGTT